AGTTTAGAAATTTCACCCGCAGATGCTTCCTCTTCACCCTCACCACCATCTAAGATCGGATCGTCGACCCATACGAGTTCGTCGTCTTCATATTGATCAACCATATCTTCCCATGTCAGACCTTCAATGTCCGACATTACATCGTGTTCGAGTTGAACAATATCATAGTCGTCGATGCGTCCACCCTCTGGTGCATTCATAACATCATCATAACGAGGATTTACCCCATTATTTTCCATTTCGCATTGATTGCACTCTTCGTTTACTGTTCTCTTAAAATCTGCGTGAGACTTGTGAGCACGATTAGTGAATGCTTCTTTCTCGATTGGAGATTTGAGCGAGTGATACTTATTCATAAACTTTCTGACATCACCAGGGTGCGGTGCTACCTTTTCGCCGCTGTGGAAATGAACCTGATGATTGTCGAGAGATTGTGTTTTATGAAGTTGGTGAAGTAGGTTCTTTGGTTTTTCTGCTTCGACAGCCTTTTTCTTCGCTACTGCTTTTTTTGCCTTGGCGATGCGCTTTGGGTCCGACAGCGTCTTACGAATTTTTGCCTGAAACTCCGCTCTCTTTTTAGCACCTAGTGCTGAGATTTCATGAAGATTTTCTTCTTCTTTTACCGATGTTCCCTTGAACACATCCATTTCAGGAATCTTGTCGCCTGTAAGCGATTCTTGTCCTGGGGTTGCTGCAGCAAATCTCTTGCGCAGAGCATTAGTTCCCCATTCGTTTTCCTTGCCGAGTTCTTCGTCGATCTGTTCGAATTCTTCCATTGTAGTCTTCTTTTTAGTTAAACGTGCCTTACGTCTAGCATCAGCAACGTTAAGACGCATTGCCGTATTTGCTTTTCTATGTGCAATCGATTCAGGTCCAGGTGGTGGAATCTTACCCATAAATTCGTCGATCTGCTCTGATTCTTCTCTGACAGATTTTATATCGACATGGTCTTCTTTTTCTTTTTTGTTTTCGCTGCCAATCTTTGCAAGACCACCATGCTTAGATTTCAGATATGCATCTCTTTTCTTCATGTTAGATTTGAGACGCTTAACCATATCGTCCTCAGTTTCTTCCTTTGTCGTATTTGTGCTTGTATTTGTGCTTGTAACTTTATTTGCAAGTTTTTTGCCAGCATAACTGCCTGCCGCACCTGCAACTCGCTTTGTCATAGCACTTGCACCGGCACCAACGGCTCGTGTTGCTAATGCTCTGCCTGCCACGGCTGCAACTACAGGAAGAATCTCGTCAAGTTGCTCGACTTCTTCATTGGCAGCAACACGAGGTGCTTTACCAGCAGTAGCAGCAAGTCCTGGATTAACCTTACGTCCTGCCATCTTATAACCAGACATTCTCTTCTTCAGAGTCTTGGTATCCTTACCATCTTTTGACCAGTCACCGCCGCCGACTTTCATTCTGTCCTGAATGCCAGTACCTTGTTTCTTAGCAGCTGAACGATACTGCATCAACTTGTCTTGTGAGAGTTCGTCGAGTTCTTCGACTTCTTCGCCAAGAGCAGGGTTCTTCATATGAGGTGCCATGCCCTTCATATCTTTGACTGCTTTCTCGTTGTCTTTCTTTCTCTTGCGGAGAAGTTCCCAACCAGCTTGCATTTCCTTGGCTCTTTCGCCCTCGTCGACCTGCTCGACTTCTTCGTCAACCTGCTCTTCCTTAGAGGGTTTGATGGGTTTGTTCAAAGCAGTTGACATGTGTTGCTTGGATTTTTTGTGCTTTGCCTTAAACTCGCTATCGCTGAGTTCGTCCATATCCATAGCAAGTTGGTTCATTCGACCTTCGATTAGGTCGAGTGTTTCTTCAACTATCTGTTTGAATCTCTTCGCCATCTGGGTTCTCTCCGTTAAACATATTTTGTGCAACTTCTACTCGTTTGCCTGCTAAAATATCAGCGACTTTGTTCGCCATAACAAGACCAAAGGTCTCGTTCGCATCTGTCATGTTGCCCAATTCTATGTTATTTATTAAGTTTTTAATATCGTCACTCATTAATCATCTCCATCTATAGCATCTTCAGGAATTTGCTCTTCTGCTTGATTACCAGTTTCTGTGGGAGGATTATCCTCTTCCGGTGGTGGAGCAGCGGCAGCAATCTGTTTCTCTATCTCAGCGATTTCTTCGTCGCTCAACTTAAGAATTTCTTTCTGAACATATTCTTTACTATACATACTACCAATATAATTGGCAACACCATTAAGAATCTCGATACGAGACTGAAGAATCTGTTGTTCTTTAGATTCTGTATAAAATGCGTCAGTCGCATAACGATATTGAATCAATTCTTTAATCTGATTCCAATCTTCTTCTTTGATAATACCTTTAAGAATAAGTTGAGTCTTTAACAGATTATCAAATAATTGAGAGAATCGACGACGAAGTTTCGCGATAAATTTAGTGAATTTCCATTCGTCTCTGTTAATTTCCGATGCTCTACCAAAGTTTAATCCACCTTGCTGTTGCAATCTAGAAATAGGAACATTCAACGCCTGATATAATTTACGCTGAAAATACTCAACATCTTCAATCTGTCCGAGGTTCTGACCTCCTGGAAGAGTATCAATCTGGGTGCCGCGGCCACCTTCGCGACGAGGCAACCAGAAGTCCTCAAGCATCGACATAAATTTCTTGTCGTCTCGAATCTCACCAGTCGCACCATCATAGACCAGTTTGTTTCTATACTGATCCATAATACCCTTTAGGTATTGTTCCGCTTTAATCTTCGGTAAGTTGCCGACATCCACATAAAAGATTCTGCGTTCAGGAGCACGAGAAATACGGTAGATAACAACCGCATTTTCCATCATTCTCAACTGATTCGCTGGTCTAATTGCTTTATGTAGATATGACAACGTAATGTTTTTATCTTGGTCCATTAGACCAGATGGAACGTAGCAAACAGCATCTTTGGTAATTTTCATTGATGCGCTAGTTCCGGCGACTGGATTGTAAGATCTATCCTGAATAATACCCTTATCATTATAGATGAAGTATTCTTCAATTGATTTTACGAACTCGACACCAGTATTCTGATCTTTTTCTTTTTTAACTTCACGAACAAATTTAATTTTTCTTGGGTCGATAAATCTAATGTCAGTGATACCTTTTTTAGGATTGGCAGTATCAATAACTTTGTGAAAATATAGACGACCGTCAATATACCATCTGCGAAAGAAATCTTGCGCTCTAAGATTAAAGTCTAAGAGTCTTTGAACATATTCAAATTCTTCGCGAATCTTTTTCTTTATGGCATCTGAATATGGTAATTCATCTAAATTAATTTCAATTGGTTTTTCATCATCAAGATTTGAGATGGCATCATTAACAATATCTTCAATCGCAGTGTCTACATCTGCCATAAAAGCGATGTCACGATACCGTTTAATCAGTTCCGCTTCATTTTGTGCAGTGCCATCAAGGTCTAGATAAGTACCGTAGTAACCACCTGCCTTGATAACCTCTGCGCCACCATCGTCTGTAGGTGCCACGAACGATTTCTCGGTCGTAGCACCCTTAGACTTTTCAACTTTATAACCAAAAATTTCCATACTTTAAGTTCTTTTTATAGTTTAACCAGCAACATCATAATTCTGATACTGGAATGTCACCGTAAATTCTTCGATGATATCATTCTGAGCATACTGAAGAGCAATTTCAGAAAGATTGATCGGGAATGCATCTCTAAGAAGGTACGTCTGAAGAATTTCATCATTGCGGTCGAGGTGCTCGACTGCAAGATCGATCTGATAATCAGCAGGTGTTAGAATACCTGTGTTTTCAGTGCGATCATTGATTCCGTTCATCCACTCTTCAATTGGTCTACGAAGGGAGAAGTCAGTATCATTGACGATAGTGACTGTCCACGGATCGAAGATACGCTCACCAGCGAGTTTCACTTCGCGACCACGATACTGAACGAGAGTTGGGTTAACATTCGATGCAGGAACCGCTGCGCCAGTAACCAACAGAGATGCTTCTTGGTTCGGACGCGATGTGACATACGCGGGGAAATTTAGAAACACTCTGAATTGATTCGGTCTAGCACCACCAGCACCAAGTAACCCCTTAAACTTTGAAATATCCATTTAGATTTCTCCTAACTTTATCTATTTATAGGGTTATTACGCACCGAGTTCCTCAAAGGAAACCGAAGTTCTGGTTGCGATGAAGTTCAAACGGATAAAGTTGATTGAACGAGCAGGTTTGATGTAGATATCTGCAACAAACTCATTACGATCAATAACTTCGCCTGTGTTGTTTGATTCGTCGCACACTACGCGGAAGTCGTAAATACCACGACGACCCTGGACAGTGCGGAGGAATGGTTCAACCATCGAACGGAACTGCGAACGAGTGAACGCATCGTTGAATTCGAACAACTGGAACTTAGCAGCAGTTCCTAGTGACTTTTCAAGGATGAGGAACAGACGACGAACGTTGATGCGATCGAATGCCGATGGTTTTCTCAGTAGAGTTTTGTCACCGAAGAGAACGATACCCTGACCTGAGAGGTTGACCACTGGGTTGATACCCGCAACATAGAGGGTGTCGCGATCTGTTTGTCCTGGTGAGTAAAGCAGTTTTACTGCATTACGAATTGCACCACGATTCAGACCAGCAGGTGACCACCAAGCATCATTGGTTCTGTCTGTAAGAGCGCAGAGACCAGCAACATCTGGGTTCAGAGGAACATTGATGTATACGTCGTTATACTTATCGTATTGACGCTTCCAACCTGAGTCGGCAACAGTATACGAGTTGTATCTAGCAAGAGTTTCGAAGTAAGAAACTACGTCATCAGCTTCCGAACCAGCATTATTCTGAACATCTGCAAGTTCCGGCGAAACGAACGCAACGCAGTCTTTACGACCAAGAACGACGTTATCGATAACATTCTGGCAAACAGTCGTCGAGTGATTACCAGTGATGACAAGATCGATCTCGATTTCTTCCTTATTTGTGAACAGACCATAACCTGAACCAGAAGCATA